CAACAGCAACAACAGTACTACATGAAAGAACAACACGAAAATGCTCAGGTACAAAGCACGATTGAGAGCTTCGCCTCAGACCCTAAGAATCTCTATTTTAGTAACGTCCGTGAATACATGGCCGTTTTACTGGATGCCGAGAAAGCTCAGAGTTTGCAGGAAGCCTACGACATGGCTTGTAGAGCAGATCCTCAAGTTTATCCGCTCTGGCTTCAGGCGCAGCAAAAGCAAGAAGCGACAAACAAACAGGAACAAGCAAACAAGGCGCGCAGTGCAGCCGTTAGCGTGAAGGGTTCGCCAATGGGCGGATCAGGACAGGCTACGAATGGCTCGGAAAATCTGCGTGATCAATTGCGAACCGCACTCAATGCAGCGTCGGGGCGCGTTTAACCATATGAGGTTCTCAAATGTCACTTATTAACCCAAGCACAGTGATGACAGAAATTGTCACCACTACCTTGCGCAACCGTACAGGTAAGCTGCAAGACAACGTAAGCAAAAATAATGCGCTTTTAGGTCGTTTAAAGGCGAAAGGTAAAATCAAAACCGTTTCTGGTGGTCGCACGATCGTACAAGAAATGGAATACGCTGAAAATGGGACTTTTAAAAGATACTCAGGTTATGAGTCTTTGAACATTTCCCCAAGTGACGTGTTCACGGCGGCGGAATATAACTACGCTCAAGCTGCGGTAGCGGTTTCTATCTCTGGTTTAGAGATGATCCAAAACTCTGGCGAGAATGCCATTATTGATTTGTTAGAAAGCCGTATTTCTAACGCTGAAAAAACAATCACAAACAACATTGCGTTGGATTGTTATTCAGACGGTACAGCAGACGGTGGTCGTCAAATCGGCGGATTGCAGTTATTGGTATCATCTAACCCGGGCACTGGTACTGTAGGCGGTATCGACCGTTCTCAGTGGGCTTTCTGGAGAAACAAAAAGTTCTCTGGCGTGTCTGATGGCGGCGCAGCCGTTACCTCTGCAAATATTCAGTCTTACATGAACCGTTTATACCTTCAATTGGTGCGCGGTGCTGATCAGCCTGATTTGATTGTTACGGATAACAACTTTTATCGCTTCTATCTTGAGTCGCTCCAAGCTATTCAACGTATTCAATCCTCTGACACTGCTATGGCAGGGTTTAATGGGTTAAAATACATGAATGCAGACGTGGTTCTCGACGGTGGATACGGTGGTGGCTCTCCAACTTCAAGCATGTATATGTTGAATACGGATTACATCTATTTCCGTCCGCACAGTGATCGCTTCTTCGTCCCATTGGGTGATGATCGTTTCGCAGTGAACCAAGACGCAATGGTTAAGTTAGTCGGCTTTGCTGGCAACATGACTGTTTCAAATTCATTCTTGCAAGGAGTTCTTTCAGCGTAAGCTGTGGAATTCGAGGAGATTTAATCATGGCTTATATTGCATCTGGCGCCCTTGCGGGTCTGGTCGATTTAACAACGGTAGATAACACTGGCCCCGGCCCATTTAACTTGGCAGGCGGCGGTACGACTCTTGGTCGTCAGTCTTACTACTTTCAAACTGTTCCTGCTGTCGATAACAACTTGGGTGGAGGTGAATTCATTTACGCCAAAAACTCAACTGCTAACGTAGCGGGAGCAGCAATTTCATCTATTACTACTGCTGCCAACACAAGCATCGCGACTGTAACCACTGGTTCAGCTCACGGCCTGCAAGCTGGCGCTCAAGTAATTTTAACGGGACAGACTCCATCCAACTATGTTGGAACTTGGAAGATTTTAACTGTTCCTTCAACCACTACTTTTACGTTTGATCATGGAAGCGTGAACGCAGGCGCAACAACTGTGCAGGGGACTTTTACCTACGGCGCACTGTTCCCCGGTGTTTTGGTTTCTTTCTCAAGCGCTCTTTCTGGTGGTGTTAACGTAGTATCTGCTGGTATCGCGGCATCAACTGCTGGCACATCAACCTCTTTGGGCGTTGCTCAGACTGGCTTGCTTGTTAACCAATGGGGCTGGTTCCAAACCAAAGGTATTGCAATCGTCAACACAGCTGGTGCTCCTGCCATTGGCAACCCGGTTGGTTTGGGTACTGCTGGCGCGGTTACTCCGACTTTGGCAGCTGGAAAGCAGATCATTAATGCTACTTACGCCAGTGCCGTTTCGGCTGTGATTGGTAGCGGTAGTGCTGCGCAGACTTTAACAGCAACCCAAGCGTTAGTAATGATCAACAACCCTTGTGTGCAAACACAAATCCTTTAAGAGGCTTAATGTATGGATTTTGCAACAGCTCAAGTGCATAAAAGTGGTAATACACTCCATGTGACACACGGCGATGATACTGGTTTATATGTAGAGTTCTACATGGAAGCCGAGCTTCAATCTTTCAAAAGTGAAGAGGAAGGCCGTCCGATTTATGAAGATGTTCCTTATGTCCGAATCATGTTTCCGGGAGATAACACTAAAAAGGTTGTCCGCCCTGCCAATATGAAAGGAACCGATACCACGCCGAGTGATCCGCAGCGCTGGCCTAAACAATGGGAAGCGTTTAAAAATCAATCGGTGCAGGCAAACGAAGGCACTCCAATTGATCAATGGCCTCCTCTTAGTAAATCAATGGCGCTTAGCCTTAAAGCAATGAATATTCATACAGTTGAGCAATTGGCTGGAGTGAGTGACACGGCTTTGACATGGTTAGGCGCGAGAGATTTAAGAGAGAAAGCAAAAGCCTATATTGCCTCAGCAACAGATAGCGCGGCGGTGTTAAAACTACAATCTGAAAATCAGAATTTGAAAGATGACATTGCCGCTTTAAAGTCACAATTCGCTGAACTTGCCGATAAGCGAGGGAAGCAAAAAGAGGTGAACTAAGATGCCACAACGTCTAGTTAAAATGGTACACGCTGGGTTATCTGCCGGAACAGCGGCGATGGTTGGCGGTGAATTGCAGGACAACGTTACAGCGGCAGGGTCGACACAAGCAACAGCTACCAACGTTTATGGGGATATTGTTTGCGTTACGACTGCGGCGGCGAGCACTGGGGTTATTCTTGGGGGCGAAACATTCTCTCCGGGTGATAACCTTCAAGTGACAAACCTAGGTGCAAACTCATTGTCTGTCTACCCTCCAGTAGGCGGCCAAATAAATGCACTAGGCGTAAATGCTGCGTTTGCAGTAGCGGCTGGTAAATCCGCATTGATAACAGCAAGATCAAGCACAGCTTTTCTCGCTGCTTTAAGTGCGTAATACGGGGCTTCGGCCCCATTTTATAGGTGATTTATGCAGCCTCTTGCTACGATATTAAACACTGTTTGCGATGAGATAGGCCTACCAAGACCTGCTCAATATATTTCAAGCGTTGACCCTACTGCTAGACAGCTGGTCGCTTTAGCCCAGCGCGAAGGCAATGAATTGTCCATGCGTCCGGGGGCGTGGGAAGGGTGGCCAATTCTCAGAAAAGAATACACCTTTCAGATTCAATCAACGGGATTAATTACTAACTGCTCTTACACGAGCGGATCAAATATTATCACCATTGGGACGCCTCCAACTCAAGCTCCGCAAGTGGGGTGGGTTTTGTCTATCTCTGGCGGATCTAATGCGACTGGCTTTCCTTATCCAACTACAGTGACAAATGTCGCCGGTTCTACGATAACAGTTTCAAGTAGCGCTACCGCAAGTAACACAAATGTAAGCTTGGCCTTTGGCAAAGAAAGCTATTCTCTTCCATCTGACTTCCAGCATTTTATTAACCAGTCTCAATGGGATCGCGGCTATAGATGGCAGCTGCAAGGCTCAATGTCTGCTCAAGAGTGGCAAGTTTTAAAATCAGGGTTAAGTCCTACTGGGCCTCGCAGACGCTTTAGAATCATGGGAGGCTTATTGTATGTTGATCCTATACCTTATGACTCAAATACTCTCGTTTATGAGTATTATTCTAATGGTTGGTGTTCGTCTTCTGGTGGCACTCCTCAGAGTTCTTGGCTTGCTGATACTGATTTGCCTATTCTTCCTGATGATTTGTTTATTTTGGGGGTTAAGTGGCGCATCCTTGCGGCAAAAGGCATGGACTACGACCAAGAATACAAAACCTACGAAGATATGGTTCAAAGCATAATGGGCAGGATAGCAGGGGCGAGAATACTTCCGCTTAATAATACATCGAGCGGTATTAATTTAATCAGCAACGCGCAGATACCGGATACGGGTTTTGGGGCTTAAATCATGGGCGTAGGATTAATAAAATCAAATGGCACACTTTCTAGGCAGTCGAATGTTGGAGCAGGAAGAGCTTATACTGTTTCTATGATGGGTGATTCTCTAACGGTTAGAAATCAACCTAATGCAGATTTATACAATGGAGGATCTCAACCATCAAGCACGCAAATAAATGCTTTGTATGCGCTAAAACAAAAGATGTTCCATACTACTTCCCCCCTTCAGCATGGAGCCATGAGGTCTGGCGGAAATTGGGCGCCATTTGAGGTTGTATTTGGATGCTCAGGGGCAACATCTTCGCAGATTTTGGCATGGCTTCCATCTATTATTGCTGGCTACCCTTATGGTCTGCCAAATGCAATGATTGTTCTTGCAGGAACAAATGATGCTGGAGTAAGTGCTTCGGTTTCTACATTAATCAATAATTTAACATTAATATACCAATTTCTAATCAATATAGGAGTTCAGCCAATAGCTGCTACTCCACCGCCTAGAAGTGATGCTCAGGCTAGTTTTGTCACACAATATGCAATTGCAATAAAGCGTCTAGCTTATAAATTAAAAATACCTTGCGTTGATTTTTACAGCGCGTTGGCTTCAGGGGCAAATGGCCAATATGCATCCGCAAATTACACTACAGATAACATACATTGGACGCCATTGGCTGCTGGATTGTGTGGATACGTATTGAACAGCGTAATTCAAAGTTCGCTAAACTTAAGCCCAATAATAGTTCCAAAGTATTATGATAATGCAGCTTTCACAGCTTACAGTCGAGACCCTAATTTTCAAACTATAACGGGGACAATCAACACAGCAAGCTCATATCCAACAACGTTAGGATGGACTGCACCAAGCCCAACTAGCATGTCAACAGTGTTTGATTCAACCGGAACAGAAATTGGATCAAATCATACGATGTTTGCAGCAACTCCTAGTACGATATTGGGCGGGAATAACACGCCTAACTATATTGGTAACGCATGGCAGCTAAAAGGCAACGGAGTAAACACTGAATTATTTTTAACTGGCACTCCGGTTGCTTACACAGTTGGAAATAGATTGGCTATTTCGTTTCGGATGAAATGGATTCCTGATATGGCTGCCGTAAGCAAAGGGCAATTTGCTGTAGGGTTATGGGATGCAACTAATGGTTATGCAGCTGGCATTTCTGAAGGGTACATTACTGATTATGGCAATCAAACCGTCCCTATCGGAAATGAAACTGGGTATGTTGCTGGAGATTTTTATCAAGAATTCACCGTTCTATCTACTTTTGCGACAATGAGGCCTTTATTAGCTTTAAATAAGCGTGGCGGAGGGGCAACGAATTCTGGCGACTCCATTACCATTTCTAACTTTCAAATAATTGATCTTACTGCGGCAGGAATTGCTTAATATCAACGAAATTATTTAGGTGAAATATGTTTATTTTCATAGACAACAAACCAGCAGCCATTGCGCAAATTAGTCAGTCAATATATTTACCTTCTGGGTCATCTATTATCGCAAGTGGTCTTTCTGCTGGAGATAGTATTGCTTTGGAGGTTCAGGCAAATAAAACGTTTGTTCCGGCTTTAGATGCATCTTCAGCGGCAGTTGTTTTAACTTCTGCCAATAGCCAGTTAACTATAGATGGCTCTGCTATTTATAGAATAAATTGCCCTTCAACGGTAGCCGCTGTTAGTGTTGTTGCTCATGGCGGAAATATTCAGGCGATCCAAGTTTAATGAAACTACCAAATAGAACAAGAGTTTCTCGCGGAAAGGTAGCTCAAACGGTATCTATTCCAGCTCCAGTTGGAGGGCTAAATAGCAAAGATTCCATTGCTAACATGCCTCCTACTGATGCGTTTATCATGGACAACTGGTTTCCAACTGCGTCTAACGTAGTATTAAGAAACGGAATGTCCGCCTATAAAACTGGGTTCTCTGCTGCGATTAACACTCTGGCGACTTACAACGGATTGACCACCACGAAGATGTTCGCCGCCGCTGGGACTGCTATCTATGATGCAACTGTACAAGGTGCTGTCGGCGCTGCAGTTGTCACAGGATTAACAAGTGACAAATTCCAATACGTGAACATGGGCACAATAGGCGGTCGATTCCTCTGCATGTTCAACGGTGCGGATAATGGTCAGTATTATGACGGCACTAGCTGGATCAGTGTTTCAATTGGCGCAGGCGCGACACAAATAGCGAATGTTGACCCTAAAAATATCATTAACGTGAACATCTTTAAAAACAGAATGTTCCTTGTTGAGAAAAACACGGCAAACGTTTGGTATCTGCCTCTTAATGCGATTTACGGCGCAGCGTCTAAATTAGATTTTTCCAGCCTATTAAACTTTGGTGGAAATATAATTGCAATGACTACTTGGACGGTGGACAACACCGCTGGAATGCAAGAGTACGCTGTTTTCATATCAAGCATTGGAGAGGTTCTTGTTTATTCTGGTACAGATCCAAGCTCTGCGACTACATGGTCATTAAGCAATAGATTCAATATAGGACGACCTGCCGGATATAGATGTTATGAAAGGGTCGGCTCTGATGTTGTCATCATGGGGGCCGATGGGCTTTTCCCTTTATCAAAAGCTTTAGTAACGGATCGCGCGCAAACTCAATACGCAGTTACTGACAAAATTGTAACCAGCATATCAAATGACTTTCAGGTTTATGGGAATAACTTTGGCTGGCAAGTATTGTTGTACCCTATTGGGAGCAAGCTTATAATAAATGTTCCCAATGGGATTGGATCATATCAGTATGTGATGAACACCATCACCGGCGCGTGGTGTCGATTTACTGGATGGACGGCAAACTGCTTCGCAAAGATGAATGATGATTTGTTTTTTGGCGGCACTACAGCGGTTTATCAATGTGATGATGGTGTAAGTGATAACGGCGCGCAGATTAACGGAGATTGTCAGCAGGCGTTTCAGTATTTTGGCAGCTCGAACCAGAAAAAGTTCACGATGGCTCGTCCTATTTTACAGACAAACGGGACAATTTTAGTTGGGTTTAACCTTAATTTAGATTTTGACATAACCAAACCAACAAATGTGGTTTCAGTGACAACAGCCGGAGCGACTTATTGGGGGTCGCCGTGGGGTTCTCCGTGGAGCGCCCAGTTATCGTTAAGCAAGAACTGGCAATCAGTAGGCGGGTTTGGATTTTCAGCCGCGCCAAGGCTATTGGCAAACTCAGCGAATGTAACAATTAGCTGGCAATCAACAGACATTGTTTTTGAAAATGGAGGCACATTATGAGTTTTTTATCAAAGTTAGCTGCGGGGCTTTTGGGTGACAAGAAAACCGTCAAAAAAGTGGCGGATTCTGGGCTTCTTGGTATAGCCCCGCAAAATATTTCACAAAGCCAGCAATCGTCTGCGGTTAACCCACAGTACTACGGTAGCAACTATCAAAACCCTATGCAGAATAAAGTTGCTCCAACACCTCAAATGACCATGCCTATGCAGCAACAGCCAGCTTTTAACCCACAACAGCAAGCAGCGATGAACACTATGAGATTTGGCGGCAATAGACCTCAGCAACAATACGCTCCACCTCAGATGATGCCAATGCAAACCCCTATTATGCCAAGCCAAATGCAAGGCGGATCGACTGTTCCGCAAATTAATAATGGCGGTCCTGCAATGAGCGGTGCTCCTTGGAATATTCAGAGACGGTTCGTTTGAGTTACATAAAAGTAGCTGAAGGTCTTGACGTTGAAAGTATTTATCAAGATCTCTTAAAAAGTGACGCATGGGACAAATATCCTCAGCGGAGAACTTTTCCTAACAGCCCTCATGCTGAAATGGTGGACATTTGGGCGAGGTTTGGAAAGCCAGAAGACATGGGAGGCCCTCATGAGTCTGAATGGTACGAGGCTGCAACCGAATCAATTAAAGATATTTGTTTCAAGATTATGTATTTGGTTCGTGGCGAGACATTAGGCGGTGTTTTAATCACCAAGCTTCAGCCCGGTGGGCATATAGCGCCTCATGTTGATTCAGGCTGGCACGCGGGATATTACGAGAAGTTTTACCTGTCAATTCGATCACCTAAAAACTCAGTCTTTGGTTTTGAGTGTGGAAATATCGAATCTAAGCCCGGTGATTTGTACTGGTTTCGCAATGATGTTCCTCACTGGGTCACTAACGATACTGATGAAGAGCGAATCTCAATGATAATTTGCATCAAGACGGATGAATTTTAATGCATGAAGTGATAGAATTACCAGAAGTTGAATTTATCATTGAAGATGATATTTTCATAAAGCAGATGTTATTGGAAAAAGCTGGAACTTACGTCCCGCAACACTCTCATAAATATTCACACTGTTCAATGTTGGCGCGTGGATCTTTAAGGGCTTGGAAAGATGGCGTACTTTTAGGCGATTACAAAGCTCCATTTCCGATAAGTATCGAGGCAGGCTGTAAGCATACTTTTATGAGCTTAGAGCCAAACACCGTGGTTTATTGTATTCACAACATTTCCCGAGAAGGGTATGCGGAAATACAAGAACACCACGAGCATGTAAGCCCAGATATTTTAGGAGCATAGTATGCCTTGGGGATTAGCAAGCTTTGCGGTTAGTGCTTACTCAGCCTACAACCAAAACAAAAATGCAAAAGATGCTGCAAAGCAAAACAGCCCTACCAATCAGGCGAACGCACAGGCGAACGCTAATCATGTCAATCAATACACTCCTTACGGGTCTAGCGAATGGGCAATCACTGGTAAGAATCCAGATGGCACAAATCAATATTCTAATTACCAGAATCTAGCCCCAGCACAACAACAACAGCTTGACCAACAAAACCAACAAAACGCTAGCTTAGGGCAGGCAGGATCCAATCTTGCCGCACAGGTCAATGGCCAATATTCAACTCCGATTGATGCAAGCGGTGTCGGTGCGATCAATTACGGCGTTACGCCTGACCAACAAGCCGATTACTCGAATAATCTAAAATATAGTTCTGGGGTAACTCAGGATCAGCTAACTAATGACCTGCAAACTCAAAGAGACGCCTATTATAAGCAGCAGCAGGGTTTCCTTGACCCTCAGTGGCAGCAACAACAGCAACAACTGCAAACTCAATTAGCTAATTCTGGCGTAGTTCAAAATTCTGATGCTTACAATCAAGCTATGGAGAACTTCAACCGCCAGCGCGAATTCGCCTATGGAAATGCAAGACAGCAAGCGATTCAATCTGGCGGAGCTGAGCAATCAAGACTCCAACAGATGGGATTGAATGAGGCCAATTTAAACAATTCGACCTTAAATAATCAATTCGTCAATTCTTTGGCGAATGCGCAACAAAACAACGCTGCACAATCGCAGGCTATGCAACAATTGTTTTCTCTTAGAAACCAGCCAATGAACGAGCTTAATAGTCTGAGAACCGCATCGCAGGTGAATAATCCTAATTTTTCAAACACATCTCAACAGCCTTTTGATATGGGCAGCGCAATGCAAAATAACTACCAAAATCAAGTTGCAAATTCGAATAACCAAGCGCAAGGCCTTTCTTCTTTGGTTAATACAGCAAGTAATGTTAACTGGGGATCTCTGTTCAATACTGGCGGTTCTAGTGGCGGTGGAGGGTATCAGACTGGAACCTATAATTTTGGCGGGGCACCTGACTACACAACCATTGGCGGAACAAACTACCAAAACGGCCCGTTTACGCTTGGGGGTAAGTAATGGCTAAAACCGATTCAAGCCTAGCATTTGATCCAAGCTTAACGGATGTCGACGCTTATCTTCAAATGGTAAGAAATAAGCGCATGGCTGATGCGTTGAATCTACAAGCAAATGGGCCAATGGATTACGATCCTAAAGGGTTTATCTCTCCTGCACAGATCCTTGCAAAAGGCTTAGCAGGAATCGCTTCGAGGCCTGCAAACGATGCCGTTGACAGAGATCAAATCAACCAAATCATGGCGCAACAAAGACAGCAGCAACAAATGTTCGGTATTGGGCCGCAAGCGTTAGCACAAGGCCTACAAGGTCAATCACAACCTATGACTACACCCACGAATGCGCTCGGACGTGGTTTCGATAATGCTCAGCAAGCTTGGTACATGAGCCAGCATAACCCAGAGGTGTATAAAGAGATTGTCGGCAAGAATCTTGAATTGACTAACAATCAAAAAGATTATGCAGGACAAATGCCAGCTTGGCAGGCCGCCCAATTAGCGAAAGATCAAGCTTCTGGCGTTGTTAAAGTAGGCGCCGGAGACACGATATTAAATTACAACCAAGTAGGTGCTAACGGCCAGCCTGCGATGTCTGGCGCGAATAAAATAGAAAACGTTGATGCCGGAAACCGAAACGATATGTACGCGGTTGATCCTGTTACAAAGCAGCGCGTTTTGATTGGCAGCACTGGCGTTACTCCAAAACCAACCAATAATCCTAATGCTGTTGAAATGGCTGATAACGAAGCCGCCGCAACCGCATTGACTATTTTTGCTGGAGGTAAAGAAGCCAAGCAAATTCTAAGTGGTGGGCGTGCGAACAACGCGAAAGTGCAAAGCTATCTTGCGCAGCTATCGGGGAATATTACAAATCCTAAAGATTTGGCTGCAAAATTTAATCTTAATATGAATACAGGGCTAATTGATTCCGATCAGCAACAAAAAGCAAATGCTAAATTAGTTTCTGAGCTTGGAAGCACGAAATCACCAACTATTCCATTCAATACTGCGATTTCTCACATGGCCACTCTTGATCCGCTCATCACTGGTCTGGAAAATGGTCAATTTAAAGATAAGAACGCAGTTAATAATTTTGTTAAGTCAAGACTTGGCAATACTGCGGTTCCAAGTTTCGAGGCTGCAAAAACTATCGTTGGCGATGAGATCACCAAAGCAGTTGTCGGTGGGCAAATGGCGCTGGCTGATCGCGAGAAAACAGAGGAAGCACTAAAAGCCGCTCAATCACCCCAACAATTGAGAGCGGTAATTAATACTTTCCAAGAGTTAATGGCTGGCAAATTGGGCGCAATTGAGCAGGTTTGGATAGGTGCTGGCAAAGATCCTGCCGAGTTTAGATCTAAGCACTTAGAGCCTGAAGCGCAAAAAATCATTAATCGAATTAGGCCTATTGGTGGGAATCAATCAAGCACCAATACGGCAAATCCTAAGGACTCGGCAGAGGTAGCGCAGGCTCGTGATTGGCTGGCAAAAAATCCAAACGCTCCAGTAGCCCAAATACAAAGTATTAAACAAACCTACGGTATTCAATAATGGCGTTTAATCCAGACGCTCACTTGCCAACTTCAGGGTTTAATCCTGATAATTTCCTGCCAAAAGATGCGGACTACCAAGGTGTCGCCGGAAATCTCCAATCTCCAGCATGGGTAGACCAATTCAATAAACTTTATGATGCGGGTCGATTTGATGAGGCTAAGGCGCTAAAAGATCAATATGGTGCTATTCCTTTTCAGCCTGCAGATGACTCTGCGCAACACTCAAAACTGTATAACGCAGTCTTTAACCAAAAGAAGCCAGCTAATATAAAAGCAGGTTCTTGGCAGGATAAATTATGGAACGCTGCTGATTGGTCTTCACAACAACCAGCTAATGCGACTACAGGCTTAGCTAAAGGCGCTGTAAACGTAGCAACGGCTATTCCTGATTATGTGAACCAGCCCAATCAAGACTTAGAAAAACTAATTGACCCAAATGTTCAAACCATCCACCAAAAGCGCATGGCACAAGTTGATAAAGCTGCGCAACAATTCACTAATGCTGATCCAAACTCTATAACTTACAAAGCTGGGAAGTTTGCTGGCGATATTGCTGGAACAGGCGGAACGGGGAGCATTTTAGCTAAAGGTTTATTGCGCGTAGCTCCATCAGCGGTTCCATTGGCTGAGGCTTTATCTTCTGGGGGGATGAGCGCCGGAAAACTTAAAGGCGCTGCAGGGCTAGGAACAAGAGTGTTGGGGGGAGCCATAAACGGCGGCGTTTCATCTGCAATGGTTGACCCGAACAGCGCAACGACTGGCTTCCTTATTGGAGGCGCATTGCCCGGAGCTGGATATATCCCAAGATTACTTTCTGACGCATCACGAAAATTAATGTGGAGCGCTTTAAAGCCTACTTTAGCACAACAAAGAACAGGACAAGCTGATCAGGCTATCGACACTCTTTTAAAATATGGGATAAACCCAACTTCTGGCGGCGTTGAGAAAATGCGCGGGATGATTGGGAATTTAAATGATGATATAGCTGAAAAAATTACTAATTCAACTGCAAAGATTGATAAACAAGACATATTAAGCGGTCTTAATGAGGTTCGTGGGAAATTTGGAAATCAAGTTGCTCCAACATCAGATTTAAATGCGATTGAAAACGTGGGGCAGGATTTTCTTAGTCATCCAAATATTCCAACAAACGAAATACCTGTGCAATTGGCTCAAAAGTTAAAGCAAGGCACCTATAAAACTCTTAGTGGCAAATTTGGCGAGGTTGGTAGCGCGTCTACAGAGGCACAGAAAGCCTTAGCTAGAGCGCTGAAAGAAAAAATAGCTGTATCAGTTCCAGAAGTTAGCGCTTTGAATGCTGCAGAATCAGAACTTATTAACGCTTCTAATGTGGCTGAGCGTCGCGCATTAATGGATATGAACAAAAACCCTGTTGGGATTGCAGGCCTTGCTCATAATCCTGCATCTTGGGCAATGATGATGGCGGATAAAAGCGCTCTAGCTAAGTCATTATTATCAAGATCGGCAAATAGCGCATCAAAAGCGGCCAATTATATTGGTGAAGCATTGCCTCAGCCGATCACTAATACCGCTTTATCAATTCCATGGCTAGAAAGTGGTCTGACCGATCAGCAAAGGCTGGCTATGGCTCTTATGACAGATCAGCAAAAACAAGATTACCTTAAAAAACTAGGAATCCAATAATGGCTTTTAACGGTAGTGGAATATTCAACCGCCTCTATAACTGGGTTCAAGACGCAGCGAACGGGATAGCTATTACTGCTTCTAGGATGGATGCAGAGACTCAGGGTATTGCGGACGGCCTAAGCAACTGCATAACGAAAGATGGCCAGTCAGCGCCAAGTGCTGATATTCCGTTTAATAATCATCAATTATTAAACGTTTCCGGCATAACAACAACTACCACTTTAGCATTACCGCAAAGTCAAGCGTCAACGCTTCTGATAAATAATTCTGCATCTGCCACATCAAACGTATTTGATTGGACAGAAAAAAACGGGACTTTTACTCCGGCTATAGTTGGCGGGTCAACAACTTATATTGCTAGATCTGGGTATTACACAAGGCTGGCTAATGAGTGTTTTGGCGAACTTACCATTACATGGACAAACTCAACAGCGGGGTCGCCGTTTTATATAAATGCACTTCCTTTTACGGCAATTTCAACAACAACTGAGGTTTTTCCAGTCTGGCTTCAATACCAAAATTTCACAGCCGGAACTTATGTTGTTGCTAGGCTTTTATATAACGCAGGATCACCTCAAATAGTTCTTGAGGAAATATCAAATGGCACTACTGCAAATCCGCTAACGGTTTCAACCGGCGCCCTTCAAAAAACAGTTAAAATTTCCTTTAAGTATAGGATTTAAAGATGATCAGACTACAGCTTTACTCTGTGCAAATAAACCTAAGACAAAAATCATATGATGTTTGCTGGATGAATCAATTTGTTGAAGTTGATGAATTTGGCGGAGAGGTTATCCACTCTGAAGTGCCGCATAGAAAATCTTATTCGCTAGATATGAAAAATGAATTTCTGCTAGAGGTCGAAGATGCTCAAAGATTCATTGATCTTTTAGAGCCTAAAATCGAGGTGACTGATGGCGTTTAATGGTTCTGGCGTATTCGTTCGTTTATACAATTGGGTTCAGGATGCCGCCAATAGCATTCCTATCACAGCCTCTCGAATGGACGCTGAGACACAAGGTATTGCAGATGGGTTAACGAACTGTATCACCAAAGACGGGCAATCACTCCCTAGTGCGGATATTACGCTCAATAACCATAAATTAACGAATGTTGCAAATCCTACAGCTTCAGGTGATGCGGTCAATAAAGGCTATGCAGATGGCACTTATTCGTCAATCGCCGCAGTTCCAGTTGTATTGGATACGTTCGCCTCGCTCGGAACTGCTTTAGCTACTGTTAACCAAGTTGTTACTATTCGCGGACATACCACATTTGGCATAGGAGGCGGCCAGTTCATAGCTAAGTCTGGATCGGTTACGACAGTAAGCGGAATTAGAAGCAACTCAGCAACAGTCGGATTGTATTGGGAAAGAACAAATTACGCCTCAATAATGCCAGAGTTTTGCGGGTGTATTGGGGATGGTGTTACGAATGATGCCGCGGCTTTCCAGATCGCTTTAACAGCAGCAACAGGAAAAACGCTTGTGTGTACAGGTGGGGCAATTTACAAGTGCAATACAGGACTAACAGTTCCCGCTAACACCTCAATAGCAGGATGGGGTGCGAAGATGGACTTCTCCTCGTCTCATTTAACAGGCTTTGATTGTAGTGCTGGCGGCGCATGGATTGTTGGATTCATAGAAATTAAAGGCGCTGGAAACGCATCCTATAACTCCTCTGGGATAGCGGTGTACGCTTCAGGCACAAACAATACTCCAGCAGCTCCTACTTTTATCGCTGGCCCAGTAGTGCTTCACAACACATTTAGAGCGTGGGGTGCTTACGGTGTAAGACCGATTTACTGTAATCAAACTCAAGTTGAGCACAATAAGTTTTTCAACATCGGTTACGCGGCCCTTGGCGGGTCTTCCCAAAATGATGCAACTTTCTTTGACAATTATGTGGAAGATGTATCGCCGGGGTCTGGGGGAGGGGATGCTTACGGGTGTTTTTTCAGCCGCGAAAACGGCACGAGTGAGACGGAAAACCCACGTTCTTATCGCTGTAAGGCAAATGAGAATGTTATTAGAGGTGTTCTTGCGACAGGCAACAACGGACATGCTTTAGATACGCACGGCGGGATTGAGTGCGTGTTTAATAATAATAATATTAGTGGGTGTCAAGGGGGTATTTTCTTAACGTCTTCGAGCATTGTAGCAACCGAAGCGCTTGGATCGAAAAGATGTGAAGCGATAGGCAATACAATCGATTTAACCACCTACAATAATTATGCAATTCTTGTTCGCGGTGCAATGAATGGCGCTACGGTAGTTGAGTATTCTGATAGTAATGTCGTTGGCCCGAACACAATCTTAGGCGGTGGCAGTTCTGGAGCAAATACTACAGGCGCTATTACACTTCAAGGTACTAAAGGAACGCAAATAACGATTGGTTCAATTAATCAGGCCAAGCCGTTTGGTATTTGTTTAAATAGCGATAACCTTGATTTTAATATTTCAAATGGAACGATAAAAGATTGCTGGGACAACTCGGTAACTATTGCTGGCGGGGTAGGGGTTCGTGGTAATAATAATACTGGATATATTGGCGGGATCACATTTAAATACGAAACCGCAGGCTTGGGCACTTACGTAATGGTGAACTCCATTGTTATAAGCGGTGGCTTAACAGGATTGGATATTGATCTGGGTCGTTGTTCGTTTGAAGGTATTGATGCGACTCACCTAACATTTAGTGATGGAGTAGGAATTAACTCGGAGTCTTTCTACGGATACAGCAAAACGGAAACCTTCACTCAGACTTCAGGAAATTCAAGCACGACTAAATCGGTAGTTTTTGCTAAACGTTTCCCTTCTGTTCCGAAAGTGCAATTAACCAATGCTGGTGCGATTGCCCCCGGCGGCAAAACAATGGCGCTTAGAACGGGAAGTATTACCGTTACAGGATTCGACATTATCTGT